ATTGTGAACACCTGAAACCTACACGTAAGGGAGGACTTTCGATTGTATCCGCAAATCAGGTTAGAGATTTACTAGATAAGGACTATTTGCGTCCTGAGTGGTTAAAACATTTAATAGCTAGTAGCTACGATGTTCAAGAGATTTTAAAAGGGGCTAGCAATAAAGGAGTTGCTGCTAGAAACATAGAAATTAATCACGGGGTTTCTTTCTTTGAATTATCCGTTGTTGCCACACCTGCTTATCCTGATGCTATTGCGTTGGAGAAATTAGCAAGGCAGCAAAATGAAAGTTCTTCAGAATGGATAAAAAGACTATCTTCAGTGCTTACAAATAATGAAGCTTTAGATTTGTATGCTGAATTACAGAAAAGAGGATTGATCAGTAACTTGTGTTCTATTTCATAACTAATTAGAAGGATTTATTATATGCCTCTACAACAATCTCGTTATACCGAAGAGCAAGTGAAGGAGCTTTTAATTCAAAATGCAAATCTTGGTAGGGACAACTTTCTTAAACAATTTCATATTGGCAGAAAACTTTACGATCGAGTAAGAAAAAAGTATTACGCTGAAATAGAGGAAGCTAGAACAGGAAAGGCTATAAACAGAGGACAGCATTGGTTTTCTAATGAAAATTATACATACAACGGACAAACAGATACGTATGTAACTTTTTTAAAGTCTGCTCCAAAACCGATCACTGTTCCAGGCGATGTACACCGGGCTATGCAGAAAGCGTATTCAAATTGGGACGGAAATCCTTCTACAATAAACGAAATTTGTAGACAATTTGCATTTCCTAGAGCTTGGTTCATAGAATATAAAAGTATTCACGGTTGGACACATGATAAAGAGCCATTTACTAACGAAGAAATTATGTCCCGCTCCGTTGATGACCTTGTTGAAGATGCTTTGGAACAAAGACGTGGGGTATTGTTTCAAAAATACGAACAAGAGAAATGGAAGCAAACTAAAGAAGATGCTGATAAATATAGAAAGCTTTTACAAGGAGATTTAACTCCATTTAATCTAGCTATGTTAGAGTGGGAGCCTTTGAAGCCTTTTTCTCAACCTAGATCTAAAGACAATGATGTATTTTCTTTTATTGTCGGTGCGTCTGATTGGCAAATAGGGCTAAAGGCTATTGAAGAAAATCTTACCTTAGGGAAAGATTGGGATGTTAATATTGGTAAAAAGGTTTTAGAAGATTATCTCGAGCAAATCTATAGAGATGTAAAGCGTTTGAATGTAAATTGGGATAAATGTTATTTATTTAATCTCGGAGATTTGCCTCATGGTTTTTATGGCTTTACAGAAACGCGAAGACATCCTCTCACGATGGATGTAACTAGAAAACAGCAATATGATGCTGTCTTTAGTTTACAAACCTATTTTATCGAAGGTTTATATAGAGTATTTGGTAAATTAGAAGAAGTAGGAGTAGCCGGAAATCACGAAGGAGCATTTGGATGGTATGTAGTGGCAAGGGCATTACAAGAACGTTATGCTAATACTCCTAATATAACGATTTCCGCTCATACTAAACAAATAATTCACAAACGTGTTGGGAATGTTTTATTTATTCTTACGCACGGAGCAGACCCTAATGGGTATGGTTCTAAATATTCAAGAGAAGTAGGTAGTAAACGTAACGAGCAAGTTCAGCAGGATATTTTATATATAACTCAAGAACTACAGAGGATAGATCCTAAAATATTAGATGGTGTTATACAAACTGTATTTGTGCAAGGAGATAAGCACTTTTTTAGACAAGTAGAGCACGGTACTCATATGGATATGCAGTTCGGTAGCCCTTCTTTAGGAGATGATTACGCTGATACTTTGAGATATAAAAGCCGCCCCTCTCAAAGCTGTTTGCTTGTTAGTCACGAATATGGAATAAAACATATTTGTAATTATTATTTTGATGTAAAGGATTACAAAAATGATTCACAAAGTAGCTTACATAAGTAATGGGATATTCCAAGTAGGAGATAATCCTGTACCTTTAGATGAAGAGTCTTTACAGAAGCTTGCTCAATCTTTAGCTTCTATGGAGGAAGTTCAAGTTAAAAATTGGATTGAGCAAATTAAGCAAACTAAAGAAGGTAGTCTAGAGGAGAAAACTGCAGAAAAAGGGGGTAATCGTGGATATGTATGAGGTAGATTATCCTACTCCTGTAGATCCTATGAAGCAAACAGAAGAGCTTGCTTCTCACTTGGATGAAAAGAGAGACTTTGTTATGCAACATGTCTTTCCCGAAACAGAAACTACAGATGTAATTGTAGGGTTAAGGCAAGATATTTTGAAAGAAAAACCCACAGAAGCTCCTGTGCCTAAAGAGTCTTCAAAAAAGAATTGGAGGAAAGTGTTAAGTTGGCAGGAGGAGTTTTCTTTTCCTGAACAAGAAACAGAAATAACCCTTCAGCAGCTACTTGAACTGCGTCCTGAATGGGAGAGATGGTTGCCTTCTACAAAAAGACTTTCGTTTTTAAAATTATCTAGTATAAAGGTGAGTACTGTTCCTTCTTCTAAAGAGCGTCATTTAAGTTTGTTTTTTCTTTCTCCTGAATTTGAGTACTCTATAGGTTGCACTTTACCAAGTAATAGAGATAAAAAGGGTTATATGGGGTGTATTGTGACAGAAAGGCAAGGACGGCGTAGAGGGAATGATTTAGAAGATGGGGAATATTCAAATTCTACGTGGAATAGGATTTTACGAGATATAAAAGAATATGAAACAAGCACAGGAAGATGGAAACAGGAAGAAGGAGGAAGGTTCTGGTGAGGGCTTCTCATACATATTCTGACCTCTCTTTAGTACACAACTGGCGTAGGCAATTACTTTTAACTCACGAAAGTAGTCATGATCTAGATAATCCTATAGAATATGTTGCTTTAGATGTAAAAAAGTTACCTATGAAAATAGCTAGATTTTGCCGAGAAAAATGGTATAGTTTTGGCTTCGATTATGATTTATCTACACAGGTTCTTTGGCCTTTGGAGGATGGAGTCTCGGCTCAAGAGTTAGCCGATAGGATTAATAAGAAGTTTGTAAAGGCGGCTTCTGTTATTAAAAAGCCCCCTATAGAAGCTCACGATTTGGACAACGATAGTTTAAGGTTAGATATAGAAAATAGTGAGGCTACCTATTAAATATTGGTTATAGACACAAAAGGAAAATTATGAAAAAACGTTCTCAACAACCCTCGGTTAATTATCCCTTGCAAGGAGAAGCTGTAGAATCTAAAGTAACTGCTACTGTAGATGTACCTATAACTCAAGCCACAGGTGCAAATTTAAGAGCTCAAATTGAAAGTTGGCTTTTAAAAGATATTGCAGATAGACATGTCCCAGTACAGTTAGCCGGTTTTCAGGTACAGGATATTATGTTTAATAGAGCAACCGTATCGGTTACATATACTGGAAATGAAGCCGAAGTTACAGAATATATACAGCAATTAGGAGCCCCTATTACAAACGTAGGGAGTAAAAAAGTAGCTATTAAAGGCCATGTTTGTGATAATTGCAGCCGTTCCCTTTCAGAGGATGCTTATGTTGGCCCAGGAAGTTGGAGCTACAAATGTCCAAAGTGTGGCTTCAAATATATCCATGGCAGTAATTTAACTGCTGAAGAACAAGTTAAGAAGTTTAATAATGAAGGACAATTTGAAACAACTTCCTCTCAAAAGAAAAGTTGGAGGCAAACCCTAGGAGCTACCGAAACGCCGAACAAAGGTTTTAAACCCTATAAAGGGGATACCCAAACATTTCCTGGTAGTGCAGAATTTAAAGGAGATGAATTTCCCTCAAAGGGAGATCCAGCGAAGAAGGAATTAGGAGCTTGGAAAGAAGGTAATCGTTTAATGCAATCTGATAAGAAATCAGATGATAGTCAAACTGAACACGGTTCTCCTCTTATGTCAGAAAAAATAAAGCGTTACGATGTATTAAAACATAATAAAGAAGAGCATGTTTTACCGAAATATGCTGGTAAGAAATCTTTTTGGAGAAAAGTATTATCTTTCGGATTTGGCGGGGATACAGGTATAGACGCTGATGTAAGTGCTCCAAAATACGATTATGTAGGCGAACCTGTTAGTTATCACGGAAGAGCAGGTGTAGTAGATCTTCCTGAAGATGAATTTGGTATGGTAGAGGTTAGATTTGATGATACAGGTGAAGTTGAGGCTGTTGATGCAAATGAATTAAGAGAACAAGAATTCGGAGAAGCTCCTGAAATTTTAGGCCCTATTTCTTCACAAAAAGTAGCTGAAGATATTCATATTGTAAAATGTCCTAATTGTGGATATGCTGGAAATGAAGAAGAATTTCTACCTCCTAATACTCCTCCAGAAGCTGCGGATTTTTATACTTGCCCTAGTTGTCAACAAGATATGCCTTTAGATGCAGATTCTACATATCCTTTTGAGGAAGATGATGCTTTGTTTTCTTCTAAAAAGTCTTGGAGAGAAAAGTTAGCTTACATTTCCAAAGAAGATAGCGGATATACGGTGCGTAGCGAAACAGGAAAGAAACTGAGAAAACACCCTACTACCAAAGAAAAAGCTAAAAAGCAATTGCAAGCAATCGAGATAAATAAGTATAAAAGGGGGTCTAAAGAGGAAGATACTTATCCCTTTTCAATAACTTCTGGTCCCGGAGAAGAACACCAAATATATAATGAAGAAACTGGGGATATGGAATATGTAGGTAGAGGAAAGGAAGCTGAAAGAAAAGCTAAAGAAATTATACAGAGAAAATTACACCGTAGGAGAGCTTTTTTACAACAAAAAGCTGATATTTCTTTTCAAAATCGTCCTGATGGTACGGTAAAGATAGATGTAACATCTCATCCTAATGAGCCTTTAACTCAGAATCCTAACACTCAACAACCTCCACCAATGAGTCCAGAGCAAGTACAAAATCAGCAGGTGGAAGAAACCTCGGAAAAGAAATCTACGTTAAAAAAAAAGATCGCTTCAGAAGATTATGAAGCCTTAGCTAAAGACTATGGTGTAATATTTAAGGGTATTCAAAAAGATCTTCGTAATCCTACTGCCCCCGGATTTCCGATGTTTGAAGATCCTGCTACAAAATCTACTTTTTTACTAAGACCCGACGAGACACTACCCCATGCTATTGTAAGGTCTCAATCTGCTTTTAGTTTACATCCTAAAAATAAATTAACTTCCTCTGCTGCTTTTGAAAAAGCCCTCGCGGATTTACACGTTGTAGGAGAGGATTTACAGAGAAAAGAATCTTCTTGTTCTGATAATCCTATAGAATCTTGGGTTATTCGTAAAGATGGTAATTTAGCTTTAATTGGTAAACAATGTAACACTCATTGCGGAATCTTTATAGAAAAAGATGGGAAGGTAATTAAAGAAAATAAACTAGAAAAAACAGCTAATAATCTTACCTGGCGAGAGCTTATTAATCAAGCAGAATGGGAAGTTGAATACGAGAAGTATCTAAACCAAGAAGGAACATAAAGATGTACAATTGGCGAAAAGTTTTTACGTCTTCTGACATAATCAAAACAGCTACTACTTCTTGCCCCTGGTGTGGATCTAGTAATCCTCCTGTTCCTACAGAAGAACATTTAGATGAGGCTATTTTTGAACACCAGCCAAAAGATCTATACCATGCTCTACGTAATCCTTTAATGTGTCCAGATTGTCTACATGTAGGTAGCTATGAAGATTGGCAAGCGGAAGAGAATAGGATGACTTCTCTAGATAGTTTACATGCTTCTAATTATCGTTTAGGTAATCCAGGCCGTAACTGCGCAGCTTGTCAACTGTTCGCTTCTCAAGAAAATCCTCTTTCTATGACAGGACAAGTTCCCGAAGAAAACAAGGCAGGAGTTTGCGGCGTACACAACACAAGAGTTGTTGGAAAGATGTTGTGTGACGACTTTAAACCTGAGAAAAGGGATCCTTACCATTCTTTAGATATGCATGAAGGCGTTGGTGAAGACGATGGATGGTAATTTAAAACTTTCCTGGGAAGAACCGAACATAGCTTCTTTGGTTTTATCTCGCGCTGCATTGAGTTGTTTGATGGCTCCTGTAACTGTTACGAAAGAAATAAAAGCTTTACAGAAGCTAATTCCTGATGATGTTATTTATTCTCCCGATAATCCAGATTACGGAAGAGAAGTATATCCCCATATCACTGTTTTATTTGGACTTGTAACAGAAGATATAGAAGCTGTAAAGAGAGTTGTTCAGGACTCAGATCCCATTGATTTAGTTTTTGATAACAAAACGTCAATTTTTGAACCCGATCTTGAATACGATGTTGTAAAAGTTGCGGTTAAATCTCCACAGTTATTTGAAATGAATAAAAAATTACAAGATAAATTTGAAGTAAAGACAGATCATAAAGAGTATAAGCCCCACTTAACAATTGCTTATGTTAAGAAAGGAAAGGGAAAGAAATACGACGGGTTGTCAGTTTCTTTACCTAATATGAAATTAGATACTTTGGATTTTTCTAATCACAATCACGATAAGACATCTTTTTCTATTCAAGGAAAGAAAGCTTCTTTGGTTTTAGGGTCTGTTCATACTGATTATTTAAAAGAACACGAGATAGAAGAGAGAAGTGTAGGTCTAGGTTTTAGTGAAAAAGAACAAAAATGGTATGGTTGGTCCCACCGAGCAATTCAAGGATTTGGAGTAGGAGATAAACCAAGCGAACCAAGCCCAACCGGAGATTCTGCTCTAGATAAAAAAATTAATACAATGCAAGAAGCTGAAGAGGCAGCACGTAATTTTGCTGAAGCTGTTTCTTCGCAAAAGCCTGTAAATTTATCTTTGAAAGTTTTTTCTGCAAAGGGGGATATTATTGTTAACCTTCCTGTTCCTGGAGGAGAGGGAACATTACAAGGAAAGGTTATTTATAGAAAAGATAAAAAAGGTGGAACTACGGCATATTATTATGATGCAGAAGGTAAATTACATAGAGAAGGAAAGCCCGCAATAATTGGTCCAAAAGAGGAAGCTTATTATAATCATGGATTGCTTCATAACGAGGAAGGACCGGCTCGTATTTTATCTAACGGAACGAAAGAATACTGGTTAAATGGTAAGCCCTTGACACAGGAAGATTGGACAGAGAGGAGGGGTAAAGAAGAGCTTTTATTGCCAGATTTATCTTTAGTGGAGAAGAAAGAGAAACCTTCTTTGCCGGAAATAAATCAGATTTCTATAAAGGATTTATCTTTACAAAACGTTCCTGGGGATATTTGGCAAGCCCACCTTTTATCTGGCAGATCTGTTTATTTTACTTTCGAGACAATTGAACATGTTGGAGAAAAGGAAATTACAGGTTATGGAAAATATTCTTTATATGAAGATGATATCTCTAAACATGATAATACAAGATTTACTATCCATGATTATGACGGGCCTTTTAAAAAAGTAAAAAAAGCAGATATAATGCCTGAATCTTCTTTAGAGTTACCTGGAGGAGAGAGTTACCAAGATTCGGATTTAATGGATATACAGTTCGATGAAAAAGTAAAACATTCCCCGACAGTTAGAAAAGAAGATCAAGATATTGTTAAATATAGGTTAGATCTTCAGAATGAAGAAAAGTTTTTTGAAAAGGGGTTACATCAGAAAGTGAATATGCCTCAGGTAACAAGACCTATTGTACCCTACGGTAGTTTGAAACTTTCTTGGGAAGAAGACGAATTTAAGGTAGGGGATAAAGTAAGAATATTGTCGAAGAGTATAGGCGCTTCTTTAGTAGATTCCTATACAAAGGTTGGGGATACAGGCAAAATTATTGAGTTAGTTGTTCCAGGCACCAAGATGTGGGAGCATTTGCATTTAGCTTATTACTTTAAAGCTATAAAGGGGGAGGGAATAGCCTATCACGTTATCTGTTCTAGTCCTGGGGGCGGAGTATTTTTACAATCTGATCTTGAATTAGTGGAAAAAACCTCCATATTATCGAGTTTAAAACTATGCGACTAGTTTCTAACGATACATACTCTTTTGGCGACGGAACTTTTGCTTGGTTTGGGTTAATTGACCCTAAACTTTTTCAAAGATATACCTGGTTATTGTCTATTCCTATTTTTACGCCTGTAACTATAGGTATAAAAGGAGTTGGTTCTTCTACTATTCCTTCTGGAATTACAGCCCTATCTCAAAAAGTTAGTGTTGGAAGTCCTAAGATAGGGGTTAGTGTAAGAGATTGTTAAAAATACCGTTTATTTGGTGAGGAATTTATGTCAATGCGATTTAAGTTAAAAAAAGGAGCAAAGCAAGATTTAACAGTTACTTTTGATGTAACTAATCTTCCTTCAGGCTCCTTGAGTAATTTGACAATTGAGTGGTATGTAAAACGTACTATATCTCAATCTGTTATCGATATTTTTAAAACTACTGCCTCTGGCAGTATTTCCGTCGTAAGTGCTACAGCAGGTACTGCAACTATACATATGGAACAAGCCGATACTCTTGATCTCTATGCAGGTGATTACTTGTGGGCTTTTAAACTTTATGATTCTAGTAAAAACTTAGTTGCTCTATCCCCCGATGATTCTAATGGGGATTTAGTTCTTTTAGATTCTCCAGCTACAGGATTGGTGTAATATGTCTACTTATACAAACAAGAAACTAATTAACCCTCAACTTCTTTCAACTGCTTCAGGTAGTCTTATTTACACAGTTCCTACTGGTGTTTCGACTATTTTGACTGTGATTTCTGTAGTAAATACTACCCCTACTACATTGCAATTTGACTTACATTTATGCAATCAAAGTGCAGTCGCTTCTATTGCGAATGCTCTTATTTACAATTCTGAGATAGATGCTCATACTGTAACTAATTTTAATTTTGGGCATGTATTATCAGCCGGAGATGTCGTAAGAGGTTCCGCTTCTGCAGCAGGTCTTGCCATACATCTTTCCGGTATTGAGATTTCTACTTAAAACTACGTGTATATTATATGTGTAAGTAAGCTTAAATATTACTTACTCTATAACTACTCCTTATATAAACCCCTTTACTTTCCGTGAAGGGGTTTTTTGTTTTTACGTGTATTATATATGTATGTGTAATTAACTATGTAGTGATTATTTCTTTAAGAAAGGATCTATGTATGTTTATTAAAGAAGTTTCTCTAAAGCGTAATGGATTGAGCTGGAAGCTCTACCATTTTGTTTTTCCCTGGGCTCCGAGATACGACAACTACTGTCCATTTTTTTGGCTCACAATACTCGCGAGCATTCTTTTTCCTATTATCTTTCCTTTTTGGTTATTTTTAAAGCTTATGAAATTCATTACTCGTCTGGTAATTTGGGGTATGGATTTTGTTGGTAATAAGTTTGAAAATTTCGTAACAGGATCGCTTGAAAAATGCCTTTTTTCTTTATCAGGAGAAGATACTTTAAAGTTTTTAAGATACAGGGAAAATTTATACGACAACGATATTTATGTGCTTCCTGTTTGTGAAAAGAAAAGGTTTGAAAAAATTCGAAAATTATATTGGAAACTATATAGAAGAGCCTCCTATGATGTTCTAAGCAAGTTAGAAGATAAGGTTAAAAAAGAAAAGGTTAAATTTGATTGGGATCTATACATAAAGCAATTGCAAGACAAACAAGAAGCTTATGAGAAAAAGCAACTTTTAGAAGACCGGCGTAGAGAAGAGCGTATTAAGAAAATAGAGCAGAAAGCCAAAAATACGGCTAATCATTTGATTCCATTTGCAAAAGTGATTTCTGTGATTATCCTTATACCTGTAGCTGCTTTTGTTTGTTGGAAGCTTATATTACTTCTCGGCTGGATTTGGTACTGGATTGCTTACTTCTTTACTAATGTTATTAATTACGATAAGCTTTTAGCAGCAATTGTACTTAGTCTTTTATCTATTTTTGTTTTAGCTATATTATGTTCTATTGTCTGGGCTACCTGGATTGGAGTTAGAAAATTACTTTCCTCCCTCCCCGGAAAAATTAAAGCCCCGAGCTGGTTATGTATTACTAGTCAATGGGCATTGTTTTATGTTTTAAGGCCTTTAGGGCATTTTATTAGATTCTGTAGTTTAGCTTTCTGGACCATTATTAAGAATATTGGCGGCGGTTTTGGAAAAGGCATCGTATCTTTCTTTAAGTTCTTTTGGAACATATTTATTGCTTGGAAAGATAAAAATTGTCCGGCTATTATCTGGAGAGATTGATCAATGCAAACTCCAGGAGAGTTTTTAGCTTCACGTCCTTTAGAACAACAGCCCCTTGGTTACAGAAGCTTTGGTAATGACTTCTAATGACCAAGCGGCTGTGTATTATTTTAAGACGCACTTAGAAGATTATAAGAAAATGAGAAAAGGAGAAGTAGAGGAGAAATGATTTCGATTATCATACCTACTCGTTTAGGGGTGCAACATTCCGGAACGCTAAAAGAATGTCTTCAGAGTATCTGCGACTATACTGATCTTTCAGAAGGCGTAGAAATTATCATAGTGGCTAATGGTTGTAACACAGCTACTCACCTTTATTTGCATGCCCTACCCGTTCCTTTCTTTTATCTCTGGTATCCCGAACCTTTAGGATTTGCTAAAGCAGTAAATATTGGGATACAAAATTGTAAAGGAGATTATATTGTTATTCTTAATGATGATATTATCTTGCTTTCACAGACAAGAAATAATTGGATACAAAGATTGTCAGCTCCTTTTAAAGACCCTCAGATAAAAGCATGTGGAGTCGTAGGTATACATTCTTTGATTGATCCTATTACAAAGGCTCTCTTTGTTCCTTACTACTGTGTTATGTTTCGCAAGGATGTTTTTGATAAGGTAGGATTACTAGATGAGCAATTTAATTTAGGAGGGTGTGAAGATATTGATCATTGTGTAAGAATACAAGAGGCAGGTTATTGTGTAGTAAGCGTTGCGAGACGTTTACACGTAGAAAGAGAGCAAATGGTCGGGGATTTTCCTATTTATCACTATGCAGAAAAAACCGCTCAAACAATTCCTAATTGGAATGATAATTTTCAAAAGAATCAAGAGCTTTTGAAAAAGAAATGGGAAAAGTACCTTTTTAAAGTAGTTGTAAAAACAGAAGAAGAGGCCGGCGAAAATACTTGTATCGAAAAGCCCCCTCCGCTCCCCCTTCCCTTGAAGCTTAACATAGGCTGCGGTGATATGGTTATTCCAGGGTGGATTGGTGTAGATAAATATTACGAAAAAGCTGACCAACAATGGGATGCGATTGATTTACCTTTACCAAAAAATAGTGTTGATGAGATATATTCTAGCCACTTAATAGAACATTTTCACTTCCACGATGGGGAAAAGGTTTTAAAAGAGTGGTATAGAGTCTTAAAGCCCGGTGGAATTCTTACTATTGAAACCCCCGATCTATTAGCTACGTGTAAAAAGTTTGTAGAGTCTGATGAACAAGGAAGAATTGCTTTGTATCCCCAACTTTTTGGTTATCCTTGGGATAAAGGTCAAACCCACTTATTTGTATATACTCCAACACAATTACGGTGGTCGCTAGAGCAAATAGGTTTTAAAGATATACATCAAGAGCCCGCTTTAAGGTGGACAAATATTGTCGATACATGTATGAAATTTGTATGTAAAAAGTGAGGTTAGAAAAAATAAATAACAGGAGGATGTTATGGATTTAAGTGAAGAAAAAAGCAATTTGATATTTTTAATATTGAAATATTATAAATTTAATATTGATAAAATAAAGGAAAAAATATATAGCCATTTTTCCAGTTATATACTGGATGCTATTTATATTAATCCTGGAACTAATGCAGTTGATATATTTTTACGACCTACTCAGAAAAAAGATACTAGAAAAACACCCATAGCTGTTAGGATTGCTTTTAACAAATTTTCTGAAATAGTTCTTTATAAAGAATATAAAAATGGATTCATTTGCAATGACTGGAATAAATATTTAAAAGATAGACAATATGATGAATTTGAATTATTTTTGAAACACTTTGGAAAAGGAATAAAAATATTTACTCAATCTTTTCAAAAAGTAAAGCTTGTCCAATTACCAGAAGATGAACAGTACGTAGAAGCTTCAGATAAAAATTATTTAAAATGCATTGCGAAATGTCTTGGAGCAAATGCTATAATGAATTTTCAAGGAAAAGACGGTTATGTTATAGAAGAAGACATGGAAGGTACTCCTTTTTCAAGAGACATCTCTCTTTTTAGAGGTGTTCCTATTGTATTGTAATAACAGAATATCGGAAATTTGTTTGTAAGAAATAGGAAAGGATATGAATATAAGAAAATTGGTTATGGATTTAGAAGATGTAAAGGATGATGCCGCATGTAAATGTAACGTAGAAGATGTAGTAGAAAAGTTGAGTTACATTATAACTGAACTTAAACTAACAAAGGAATATAAGCAAGAACAACAGCAATTACCTATAGAATTAACTGAAGAATATACTAATCGTATAAAGAGAGACGAAGACTTGGTTAGGTCTTTTTCTGCGAAACCTACAGCCTGTAAATATATAAACAAGTTTCTTGCTTATATAGAAGAAGAATTCAATATGAAAATCACTCAAGCAAATTACATGCTACTCGCATATAAAGGAGGAAAACATGCCAAGCGGAAAAAACATTAGTTCACAGTATCCAAACGGGTTAAGAAGAATTACAGCTGAAGGTAAATTAGCTCCGAAATCTCTCAGGAAAAAGCATCGTTTGGAAAAAGATTGTACTGATGCAGAATTAGCTAAGATAAAAATCAAGAGAGAGGATACATAAAATGAATAGAAACATAACTAAAATAGAATTTATGGTCGAGTATGGGGGCGATAACTCTGTATTACCTGATTCAGTGTTGACTTTAAAAGTAATAGCGCATGCTACTTTTATAGCAGATTTGGAAAAGGCAATTTCCGTAATTTTGGCTAAACATAATTAATAGGAGAAAAAATGAAACATTCTGAAATTTTACGTGCTCGAAGGAAGGCGCGGCAAATAGGGAAAAATAGAGCTCCTTTGCTTTGTAAAAAGAAAAGGTTAGCTTGGTCAAAACCTTCGGAAAAAGAGGTAAAGCTTCGAAGAACAAATCCAGATAAAGATACATTGGATAGATTACATTTTGGTAATTTTTCACCTTATAAAACATTACCTAAAACTATCGATTTAGGAATAAACCGTCAAGCTTCTATGGAACATTCGCGATGTAGTGTAATTAGGTTCCCTTGGAGATCCCAAAAGGAGGAAAAAGAGGAGAGGCGAAAGCAGCGAGAAAAAGAACATCTAGCTTTGGAAAGAAAAAGAGGCTAATATCGTTAGTATTTTTAAAATTTAACGTGTATATTATAGTAATAAAGTAAGAAAAAAAACTATAGGAGATGTATGATGATAAATGAATATTCCCACCTTTATCTTTACGCCAAAGGTCATTACCTAAAAAGCGATGTGATAGAAGATTTGAGGCGCATTTGCGGGCCTATCTGCGGTATTGATCCCTGGGATATGTCAATAGATGACGTTATGCATTGGTGCCTTAAAGTTGCTTGCAAGCATATGCGGGAAGAGAAAAGGGATCTGTTAGATATTTTTAGAGATTTTTTAGGAGATATCTCCCCGGATAATTGCTGGAGGGTTGGGTACTATACAAAACATGCGTCGTGGGCTAAAGAAAGACTAACTGCTCCTTACATTTTTGAGAAGGCTGTTATTTATAAATGCTTAAGTATAATTATGATGGTTTCGGTAAAAGAACCTAAAACAGGTAAAATTCTTCTTGCTTTAGATGAACCCGATTCTAATATTCTTCCTTTAAACAAAAAAGCAAAGGAGCTACAACGTGTTTGAAAGTGAACGGATTATTACAATTACAATATCTTCTTTTCGTCATAGACTAAAAGCTGCTTGGAGATTACTTGTTTTTGGGCGAATAAAAGTTAAGGCAAAGTAAATTTTTTGGTATAGGATAAAAGCGAGTAGAATAGTTATGAAGACTGTAACTAAAAAAGAATTGAAGCTAATTGAACGACTAAATACTCCAGTAAAAGTACAAGAATATCTAAATCGTTTTATTAAGTACGACGCCGGGGAAACAGTTAAATCTTTTAGAAGAGTTGTAAGGACAAAAAAAGCTCATTGTTTGGAAGGAGCTTTATTTGCTGCTGCAATTCTTCAGCACCATAATTATCCACCCCTTCTTCTGTGTATGGAAGCTCGAGATATGGATCATATTATTTTTGTGTATAGGGATAATAACAATGGGTTGTGGGGGGCTGTAGGGCAGGCTCAACATAAAGAATTAAAAGGCAGAGAACCTGTGTTTGCGAACTTTAGAGAACTTGTGATGGATTACTATCCTCATTATTTTAATATGTATTCTAAAAAGCCGGATAAAGAAACTGATATCACATTAAGGGGGTATGCTATTGTTGATCTAGAAATATTTGAATTTAAGCGTGACTGGATAATACAAGAAGAAGAATTAGAGGCTGTGAATTCTTATTTATATGATGTTCCGTATCGTTGGTTATTTCCAAAAAATAAAGATAGCTTGTTTTATAGATGTGATGATAAAGGTGTAATTACAAACTTATAATAATCATAATAGTGGAGGTCAGAAATGTTTACAATAAATTTTATATTGCTTGCAATATCTATTACAGGAGTTATTTTCTTTAATGGCTCTAAAGAAGGTACAAGAAGGGGGGCGTTATCGGTTTTTTTTGGTGTTTGTACAGCTGTTTTGATTGTATTTCTATGTAGTTTAACAGTTATAAATGGAAAACAGTATTGTATAGTTTTAGATACGACATCAAAGCTTTCTGTCATCAAACAAAAAATCGAAATACAACAATCTCAAGTAAGAAATGTCTTAACTCAACTCCAATGCGAAGTTGACAAATACCTAAAACACGAAAAATCTACGTTAACTAACCTTACTCCTCAAAATATTGACCTACTCTTTGTTCATTATCCTCAATTAGCAAGCGCTCCAACTGTAACTAAACTGATGGATGAAATAAGATCTCTTAATAAAGGATATTATGATTATTTAATACAAGAACAAGATTTTATAGCAGAACTTAGGAGTATCAAAAACAATATTTTTTATCGTTTTCCCGTTGAAATGCCAGAATCAAATATACCGAAATAATTATTAAGGAACTCTCAATGAAATATATTTTATTGTTAGTGGTTATTTTAGCTTCAAATATTTGTATTGCTCAGTATAATAAACCTTCTATCTATGTGGATAATAGATATTCTAATATAACAAAAGTAACTTTTTCTCCAAACTGGGGGATAATATCTGTACAAAGACATTCTACAGGGTGGATTGATACGACTATTTTCCATTACCCTGCCGCTGCTACAGTGACGAGACAAATGAAAAATATACAACAACACGAAGGTCATTGTTATACTGTTACGTTTAAAAGTGAGTCTGATTATTATACAACTACTATTTGGTGCTCTAGTGAAAACATAGAATGGTCTTCGAAAAAAGGTCAGAAGTATGAGTAAGTTAGTTATAAAATCATACGATGAAGAATACGATTTTCCTTCTCGTGCAGGAAACGATCTGGAAAAATTTCTGGAGGGTTTGAAATTAGATACCTTCAATGAAGAGTATGTAGTAACTATAATCGTTGATAAAGTAGGTATATCAGAGGCATAATAAAAGGAGTTTTAATATGTTACCAGAAATAAAACCAGGGTATTTAATTGTAGGAAACGGACATGATCTGACGTCTAAAATACAGCATATTTGCAACGGGAAAGCCTTGGATGGTTATTATGCAACACATGGATGCAATGCAACTTGGTCTCTAGGGTGGTTCTATTTGAAATCTATGTTATTATCTGCCGAATATAATGGAGTTGTACATATATATTGGGATAAATTTTACAATGATGATCCAACTTACGATATATGGATTTATGAGATGTTAGGGGTACCGCAGCATTCCCTTATAAAGTCTTTAGACCATTGTGAGAAAGAGTTTTTAAATGATAAATATGCTTATTTATCATGGCCCTGGTTTGCATATGCTGCGATCATCAGAAGGGTTATTAATCCGGTACTGAAGTTCTTTCATATAAAACAAATCAACATTGATAAAGAGCATAATTGGTATTTTAAAGACTGCTTCTGCACACAACAATGTTGGACTCTTATAGATAAAGCTTCTGAGGATTGTATTGGAGAAGAGTTCAAAGAGATGAGAAAGGAGCTGATGCAGTATTTTCCAGACACATTTCAACCTGTGCAGTATAAGAATTTGTTACTGAATCATCCTAAGGTCTTTAAATTAAAATTTCAACGAGTAAACGGAATAGAACAAATATTTTAAAAGGAGATATATTATGTTATATTTATATATAGGAATAGCTTGGTATATATTTGGTGTATTTGGATTTCTTATTCATTGGGAAAGATCTGATATAAACATTGAAAGTATTTTACTTTGTTTATTTCTTTCTCTTTTGGGTCCTTTTACTTGGTTGTTAGTAAATATAATTTGGGATAAATCTAAATATATGATACCCTAGGAGGTTATATTGAATGGAGGAGTGAATGAAGTATATAAATGAAGAAAATGCATTAATAATACAGAGCTGGTGTGATAACCCTGAAGAAGGGGCTATCGAACAAGCTAAAAATTTAGCAAGGCTTCCCTTTGCTTTCAAACAGATCTGTCTTATGCCCGATACGCATCAGGGTTATGGAATGCCTATTGGAGGTGTATTAGCTACAGAAAATGTTGTGGTGCCGAATGCGGTTGGGGTTGATATAGGTTGCGGCATGTGCTCAGTTATGACTTCTCTAAGACCGGAAGATCTAAGTAAAGAAACTTTAAAGAAAATAATGGGAGAAATTCGTAAAGCGATTCCGGTAGGGTTTGCTCATCATCAGAAAAAACAAGACTTTGATCTTATGCCAGACGGTGATCTTTGTCCGGATTATTTTCCTGTTGTATATAGAGAACGGGAAAATGCTCTAACTCAGATTGGGACTCTTGGTGGGGGAAATCATTTTATTGAAATACAAAAAGATGAAACTTACGTTTGGGTTATGATACATTCTGGAAGTCGTAATTTAGGAAAACAAGTAGCCGATTATTATAATAAAGCAGCCGTAGAAATTAATGAAAAATACTTCAGTAAAGTGCCAAAGGAATGGCAGCTGGCTTTTCTACCCATTCATGATAAGATAGGAGATTGTTATCTATCTGAGATGCAGTATTGTGTAGACTTTGCCTTTGCTAATAGAAAACTTATGATGGATAGAATATGCGAGATTATAGGTACTGAGACTAATGCTGCATTCTTTCCTATGATTAATATTGCTCATAACTATGCTAGAATGGAAAATCATTTTGGTAAAAATGTTCTTATTCATAGAAAAGGGGCTACCTCTGCAAAAGAAGGGGAGGTAGGTTTAATTCCTGGATCCCAAGGAACCTGCAGTTATATTGTAAAAGGTAAAGGAAATCCGAAGAGTTTTATGTCTTGCTCTCACGGGGCTGGGAGGCGTATTGGAAGGAAAGAGGCTCAAAGGACGTTGAATCTAGAAGAAGAAAAACGTAAATTAGATGAGTTAGGAGTTATACATGCTGTAAGAAACACAGATGATCTAGATGAAGCTCCTGGGTCATATAAAAATATAGATCTAGTGATGAGAGAACAAGAAGATTTAGTGGAAATTATTACAAAACTAACTCCATTAGCAGTTATAAAAGGATAGATAATGAGAAAGATTATAGGTAACGAACCAAAGGGCATAAAAAATAATAACATTCAATACATTCATGATGTAGCGGAAGATATTATAAAATCTTTTTCTTATACAGAAATGAAGAAGGTAAATTTTAAAAAGGTAAATTTGAATTATCTTTTCAAGAAGTTTTATTCTATAATGAGAAAGCATGGTATAAAAAGAGGAATAAAGGTAGAAGGAGGGACTCAGGGATCGACCCCTGAATGGGTTATGTGTAAAACTCTATTTCTATCTATGCTGGAATCTGAATTGTATTTTCAACTTCTTTTAGGAGAACCTCCAAAAGATCTAAGGCACTATTAATAATATAATGAGGATTAACATGAGTGACGATCATAAAGGACATATTTGGTATGAAGAAGACGAAAAACCGGGGATTTTTGTTTGCAAACAAGATCCATCTACACTTCCCTCTCCTACACAATGTAAAAATTTCTGCCCTAATTGTGGTAGCGGGGATTTGGATCTTAGGAGAGAAACTGTCTTCGGAACTCCTGCATACATAGTTAGAGCAAGGTGTAGAAATTGTGGACATGTTTTTTAAGGGGGGGTATATATGCCAAATGACTCAAATATGTATGAAGACTCTCGTGAAGGAATGTTAACTGAGTACTCCGAAAAAATTTTAGCCGAGTTTATGTTGGATCCTGAAACTGAGAGGTTAAAGGGACATTTGCATCAGCATTTTATTAGAGGATTTATATCAGATGTTATAGATCGTGTAATAGAAAATCCGGAGAAATACAGAATATGATAGAAGATCTAAAGCAAATAGGTTTCTACACTCTTTCTAATGAAAGGGCAAAGAATTCTTCTCCTGTATCTCAAATGAAGAGATGTGAGATGATTATTACAGAATACTGTAATTTTAAATGCCCATATTGTAGGAAATTATCTCCTTGGATATATGGAGATAGACATATTAAAGAATTGGACCTTGAAGAGATAAGAAGGAACATCGATTATTGGTGCGAATTCGAACCTTTGGAAAATATTCGTTTTTCTGGGGGAGAACCTACTCTTCATAAAAGAATAAGTGATATAATTGCTTATGCAAAATTTAAAGGAATAAAACGGATTGCAGTATCGACAAATGGCTCTAATAAGCTTGATTTATATAAAGAGTTGATAGAGTTGGGTTGCAATGATTTTTCTATCTCTTTAGACGCTTGCTGCGCTTCTGACGGGGATGTGATGGCTGGAGATATAAAAGGGGCTTTTGATAAAGTGGTTGCTAATATAAAAGCTTTGTCAGAGCTTACTTACGTTACTGTAGGTGTTGTTCTCACTCCGGAAACAGTAAGTAAAATAGTTGATATTATTAATTATGCAGATTCTTTAGGAGTAGCAGATATAAGAATTATATCAGCAGCTCAGTGGAATGGCCCTATAAAAGAACTTGAAAAAGTTCCTGAAGAAGTGCTTGAACGACATCCTATCCTTCGTTATAGAGTTATGAATTTTCTTATAGGTAGGAATGTAAGGGGGATAAAAGAAACAGATACCACACATTGCGGTCTTGTCCTCGACGACTCTATTATTGCAGGAGATTATCATTTTCCTTGTGTGATTTATATGAGAGAGAAAGGAGCGGCAATTGGAAAAGTATCCTCTTCTATGCGACAGGAGAGAGTGAAGTGGTTTCAAGAGCATAATTGTTTCGAAGATGAAATTTGTAGGACCAACTGTCTAGATATCTGCATTGACTACAACAACAAATATGCAGAATACCACAAAGAAGATTGAATGTAATCGGTGCGGAATATGCTGCCTATCCGGCTCGTGCCCAGAAGGAATAGAAGATGCAAGAACGGGCGTTTGCAAGTTTCTAATTGTACATGCTAACAAAAAGACTTCTTGTCAGTTAGTTCTTGAGAGAAAAAATGTAGCTATAACTATTGGGCAAGGATGTGTTTTAAAGCAACACCCAATAATTTATAGTTATTATTATGAAAATTATAACAAACTTAAAGAGCAGCTTCTTTCTGGAATGTTAACTTTTATTGAAAGATACTACGAGCAAAGCTTTGATTGGTTAACCTGGCGTAACGGTAGTTTGCTTACAGTTTTGGGCATAAAGCATAGATTTGAGTCTATTATGTGGAATAAAGAGCAAATAAGAAAGTATGCTATTGGTTATTGCGAAGCAGATAATATTCCTTGTCGCCCAAAGGTTGGCTATGTAGCTGTAATGTTTGATACGAACGAACGAAATTGTAACTATTGGTGGACACATCTTACTAAGAAAGAATTTCTTACATGTTTTCCAGAAGTAAAAGATCTCAAAATCTAAGATGGTTAGCCTATTACGATGCAAAGACCGGAGTAAGAAATTACAACTGGTTATTTGCTAATATTAAAAAAGTAAAGTATGGCTATGTTTATTTTTTTGATATAAACAACCTACGTGAAATTAATAGGCAAGGACACAGTGTGGGGGATACCTATATCTGCTCGATTGTACAAAAAGTTAAACCGTGTGTTGATGGTGAAATTATTCGTTACGGAGGGGATGAATTTATTGTTTTGTCAAACAAACAAAATCTTCTTAAGACAAATAGTTTCTTTACTGTTGGTAAGGCTAAAGTAGTTGAAGGTAATATAATGAATGCAATAAGAAAAGCTGATAGAGCAATGCTTATAAAAAAAGAAAAGCTATGCAACTCTCGTTTGGATTAAATACTTTATCTGAAGATTTCTCTTTAAAGAAATCTGCGCAGTATGGTGAGACCTTAGTCCTGGTAACTCCAAATAATATTGCTTGTAAATGGACAGAGGACAATCTTATATTTCGTTCCTCTATATGGACTGAAGATGGTTTTCTTGTTAGTCCTTCTTTTCCAAAGTTTTTTAATTGGGGAGAAAAGGACAATCTTATTCCTCCACCAGAGAGTTTAATCGGAACTACGGCTGTAGAAAAAATTGATGGAAGTGCTTTGATTGTATCTTATTTTCACGGTAAGACCATTATTAGAACTCGAGGAACATTTACAGTTAAGGTGTTTGAAAACTCTGTTGAAATAGATTGGTTAAGAGAAAAATATCCAAAAGCTTTTGATTATAATTTAGGAGGAGATTCTGTTTACGATGATAATTTTACGTATATTTACGAATGGTATAGTCCTAAGAATAAGATTGTTCTTGATTTAGGGGATGTTCCGAGATTATTTCTGATAGGGGGAATTTTTCATGATGATTATAGTCTGGCTTCCCAAAGCTTTCTTGACGCAGCTGCTAAAGAACTTGGCGTGGAGAGACCTCCAACATATGTTTTTGATAGTGTTGAAGATCTGTTGAGTAAAGTAAAAGCTTTTGATGGTAAGGAGGGTATCTGCCTTTACTATAATAGGGGGCAACACATTAAGAAAATAAAGGGAAGTAAATATTTAGCTATTCACGCATTTAAGCATGATTTAAGTATAAACAATCTTTTAGAGGCTTATGTTTTATGTGGGAGACCGGATTATAATACTTTCTATGCATACATTTCTGATACATATGATTATGAATGTGCAGAAATTGCTAGGGGGAGTATATCTAAATTAGTAGATGCTAATAAAGAAGTAAACAAAATACTAGATCATATGCAAAAATTTGCTGATGGAGTTCGTCCTTTACCCCGCAAAGAAGCAGCTATAAAAATACTCGGGGCCTACGGTAAGACTTCTCGCTCTGGTTATGTGTTTACTTTATTAGATAATAAGTCTTTAGATGATGATGCTTACAAAAAATTACTACATCAGGTGATACCAAAATGACAGTCTATACGTTAGAAGAATCAAAAAATGTGTTTCTTACAGCGGATTTCCACTTCGGACACAATAATATAATTAAATATTGTAATCGTCCCTTTAAAACTACTGAAGAAATGAATGAGACTCTTTTAAATAATTACAAAAAGGTAATTACAGACACAAGCCTTGTTTATTTTCTTGGTGATATGTCTTTTGGAAGACAAGTAAGAAAAGAACAAACTCCTAAATGGTGGTGTGAGCAATTAACAGGAACTATTGTGTCTTATATAAAAGGCTCCCACGATCATGGTATAAGACCGTCAATGGCAAGTTTTCCAAAAAATGTGCAGAAAGTTGTTTTAGAGGATGATATCGAGGTGTTGGGGATTAAATTTCATCTTCAGCATGAACCGTATTTTCATAATGGGGAGAGAAGTTTTGATTGGCTTATTCACGGGCATGTTCATGAAGCAAAACCTATGTGGACCTCTTCCTCTCGTAATATTAATGTTTCTGTTGAGGCAACTAACTATGCTCCGGTGCTTTTATACGACATAGTAAATACTATTTTAGAAAGAGATAAACTTTTAAAGGAGATTTTTGGATGAAAGGGCCTCTTCAAATATGCTATCATGCAACCAATATTACGAATGCTGCGAGTATTCTAGAGAAAGGATTTAATCCAAACACGTGCTTTGCTATAGGTTTAGAAGATGCTGTTGGCTACGGTAGGGGAAATCATGTTTTTGAAGTTGTCTTTACACAAAAAGGGCTTGAAAAGGTGGATTGGCAATTTTGGACAAGCAAGCGTGTTCTTCCATCTCGCATTGTTGGACACTATACATTCAAGCGAAAGGTATTCTTTAACAACGAACGTTTGCGTGAAAGGATAAGAAAAAGTAATGAAAAAGCTATCTCATCAACAAAGAGCTGAATTATATACAAAAGCTTTTCCAGACTTTCCTCCTCTACTAAGAAGTAGTACTACAGTTTTTATTTATACGCTTGAAGATCCTCGGACAAAGACTATAAGATACGTCGGAAAAACCGTAGATTTAACTAAAAGATATATACAGCATATACATTCTGCGTTCCGTTATGATAGTTACTGTTATCGGTGGATAAAAGCATTATTATTACAGAAGCAATTCCCTATTATGAAAGTTGTTGAGATTGTAAAAATAGAAGATTGGCAAGAAAGAGAAAGATTTTGGATTGCAAATTATCCTAACTTAACAAATATCACGGAGGGGGGAACAGGTGGGGATACTCTAACGAAGAATTCTAATCGGGATATTATTAGAGCAAAATTACGTATTATACGTAAGGGAAAGCGTAATCCTATGTACGGAAAGAAACGTCCAGATCTTTCAGCGAGAAACCGGGCTTTAAAGGGCACCAAGCGTCCTGAGGTTGGGTTACATAATATTGGAAGAAAAAACCCTTATTTGTCTGCGCTTAATAAATCACGAAAAGGATTGCATTTGCCCCTTAAGACAAGAAGAAAGATATCAAAAGCGCTAAAAGGAAGACTGAAGCCTTATATGACGTTAAGGAATAAGCAAATGTCTGGTGTTAATCACCCTTTTTATGGTAAGAAAAGACCTGAACATTCAATTGCAATGACAGGTAGGCACCATACAATAGTAACTAGAGAAAAAATGAAACAATCTGCTCTATTATTGTGGCAGCAAAGAAAGAAAAAATTATGCTAGATTATCTCGTAAAAGAACGGGCAAATTTTTATAATGAGCAATTTAAAAAATATTCTGCATCTATGTTAAAATATGATGAGAGATGGGTCTCGGGAGTGTGGGTATTAGGTAATGACTATAGAAATAGTACTACTTATTATGGAGCTTATCCCCCGCAATATTTGAAGAGAATCCAAACTTTATTTCCAGATGCAAAAAAGATTCTACATCTTTGTTCTGGTTCTTTGCCGAAAGGAAATTATACTAGATTTGATATTAGAGAAGAACTTAAACCAGATGTTGTCGGAGACGTGCATAAATTATCTTCTTATTTTCCTAAGAAGAAATTCGATCTTATTTACGCTGATATTCCATATAGTACAGAGGATGCTCTACGCTACGGTACTCCAATGGTAAAAAGAAAGACTACATTACTGGAATGTGCTAAGGTTTTAGAAAAAGGCGGCAACCTTGTTTGGTTAGATCAAGCTTTACCTCAATTTGCAAAGAGAGACTATCACTGGTGGGGGTTGATAGCTATTCAAAGAAGCTCAAATCACCGAATTCGAGGATGTTATTTATTTGAGAAAGTGTAATGCAACCCCCGAGAAAAATAGAGAGAGAAAAAATTGTTACTGTTAAAAGCTTTCAAAAAAAGAAGCGGCCATTTGTTATTGAGTATAGGGCTAATCCAGAGGAAGTAAATAAAGGACACTTATTTGCTTGGTGTAAGGAATGGAGAAGATATAGTAGGTATGCAACAGAGAGGGATCGCAAGAAAGCGTTGGAAAGGTTGCAGAAAAGTAATCGTAGTGGGTGGGAGTATAGGGAGAAAATGCCTCGTGAAACTTAAGACATTGCTTTATATATTTTGTTATATGAAATGTTCTTTGTAATCTCTATGGCGGAACTGGAAGACGCTAGGTTCTATTTGTAGGTGATGAGCAGCAGATGCTCCTGTAGACTGGCTTTTAGATCAAGGTAGGCGAAGTGCGGGAGGTAAATATCTGAATAAGGCTATAAAGAATCGTATGAGAAGTTCTGAAGAGTTCGAAGCGGCCGAAAACTGAACTGAAATTTAAAGAGAAGAATTACTACTCTCAGATGAAAGGATATTAAACCAACCTGATCTTCGAGTAATTAAAAAGTAAGTGCAGGTCCGAAGCCTGCTAGAGATTATATTTGTTCTTTGATAAATGGGCGTGATTTGGATTCGACGGTGTTGGAAAGATTAAGAAGGCAAGTCGGGGCGATATAACCCGTAAAACTGTCAAAACCAAAAATGCTGAAAAATCCAGCAGCTTTGTTGACGAGAACGGTTTTTTAGTTCTTGCTGGCGAAGAACTTGTTGAAGCTTAGGCCAAAACAGGCAGCGTTCCTGATGATGTAATGCTGATAACAAATAGTCAGGTGGTGGAGGTTGCGGAAATCAGTTTACCAATTCTGATAGTTGTAAAAGATTGGATATGTCGCCCAAATTTGTTCATAGTATAGCGGCGAATGAAGTTGTAAATGAACTAAACTTGTAGGCTTCTTTTTTGATCAAATATCGGACCGCAGTTCGATTCTGCGCACGTCCACAAAATAACATTCAACATAAAGGAAAAATATTATGACACACACTTGCCCACTCTGTAATAAATGGGTACCCAAAATGCATATCAAAAATCATATTGCAAAGCATAAGGGTTATATTACAAGGTATCCTTATGCCTTGCAGTTAGCTTTTACAAAATGGCTAGTTAAACTGAGCAAGCTCGAAAATCAACCTATTGTTTTTTAGATTTTACGCTATTTAGACTCTTAGCTCAACTGGCTAGAGCAACAGCCCTTGGAGCTGTAAGTTACAGGTTCGAATCCTGTAGAGTCTGCCTCTGAATTATGCTAACATCAAAAGACGTTACTGCTGTTATTAGTACAAAAGGTAGATACGATACTACCCTTCCTCTTTGTTTAACTTCTCTAGCTTTGCAAACCACTCCTCCGGGTAAGCTTATCATATTTGATGATAATGAACAGCCTTTGAATCTCTTACAAGAAACTTCTTATCAAGAAATTTGCCAACTTCTTCGGATTGCAATTCCAAACTGGGAGGTAATTTACGGAGCAAAGAAAGGGCAAGTTTGGAATCATCAAAAAGCTTTAGAGATTGCTCCTACTGATTATATATGGCGATTAGATGATGATAATGTAGCGGGTGCAACAGTCTTACAACTTTTTATAGATACTTGGAACAATTACGATAAGATAGGGGCTATTGGAGGACTGGTTTTGGATCCTAAATCTATTCTTTCTTTAACAAAGCTAGCTTCTAGTAAAATTGACGACATTTATTTAGGAATAAATACACAATGGTTTATACCTTTCGATGCCCGTGTCTATCCAGTAGATCATTTATATAGTACTTTTCTTTTTAATAGAAAAGCTGCCTCTAATTACTGTACAAATCTTTCTCCTGCCGGACATAGGGAAGAAACTATGTTTACTCATAACATTTTGCGTAATGGCTATCCATTGCTTGTTCAGCCAAAAGCTGTTACTTGGCACTTACGTCAAGCTCGGGGGGGAATACGTTCCTTTTCTCAACGAGAATTTTGGCAACACGATGAAGAAATTTTTAAAGATTACCTACGTAAGCTAGGTGTACAAACTAGAGAGCTAAAGTTGATAGTGTTAGATTGCGGGCTTGGGGATCATATTGTTTTTAGAGAAATTTTACCTGAGATAAAAGCAGCTTTTCCTACACATAGACTTGTTATTGCAGCATGTTACCCAGAAGTATTTGTAGATGACAATGTTGAATTAATTAGTATTGCTGAAGCAAAATGGTTTCTTGGGAAAAAGATAGAAGATTACAGTATTTATAAGTTTGGTTATGCTCGAAATTGGAGCCTTCCTTTAGTAGAAGCTTTTAGAAAGTTATACCTTCCGTCGTAGTTTTTTAGACTTTATCTAATATTTGCGCTATATATTGAATAGTAACGTTCTCTTACTGTTCAGTATGGTACAAATGTACTCTCTTATTATTAGTCCATATAGTAAACCTCTTAAAAACGGGCGAAAAAATGCAAAAAATTATCCCTTTTGGCCCGAGTTGGTTGCGCAATTGCAGCAAAACAACTGTAAAATTACGCAAGTAGGAGTTGCTGGGGAAGATGTAATTACCGGGGTAACTTCTACTGTTTTTAATTCCCCTTTGAAAGATCTTATTCCTATTATTCACTCTGCTGATACTTGGATATCTGTTGATAATTTTTTTCCGCATTTTTGTGCTCTTGTTGCTCGTAAACCTGGAATTGTGTTGTGGGGAAAATCAGACCCTCGTATTTTTGGCCATATTCTTAATATAAATTTATTAAAAGGCCGCCACTATTTAAAGCCCGAACAATTTCGTTGGTGGGACGATGAACCTTTTAACCCGGAAGTTTTTGTTGCTCCGGAAATTGTCGTAACTACTTTACAAGAAAGTTTTTCTTATGCCAATTCAAAGTAGTAATTTTGATCAATATCCTCCAAGAACATTAGGTGAGTCTGGATATTCTGGAGATAGTGGTATCTCAGGTTATTCTGGATATTCGGGCTCTATAGGCTTATCCGGTTACTCTGGTTATTCAGGGTATTCGGGGACTACGGGGCCAAGCGGAAGCATCGGTATATCTGGAACATCCGGTTATTCGGGGTATTCCGGTTATAATGCTGGAAGTGGTAGTATGGGGCTCTCTGGCTATTCAGGTATAAGCGGTTATTCTGGAGATAGTGGTATCTCAGGCTATTCTGGAGATAGTGGTATCTCAGGCTATTCTGGAGATAGTGGTATCTCAGGTTATTCTGGTACTAGTGGTAGTGCTGGTGAAAGCGGTTATTCTGGAG